ACGGACGGTACAGGTGTTGTAGATAACAAAGTCTGCTTTCTCTTCATCCGGCTCTTCCTTGTATCCGATCAGTTCCAGAACACCGACCAACTTTTCTGAGTCACGAGCGTTCATCTGACAACCAAAGGTTACGGTAGTCGCGGTTAAAGGGCGCCCTATCTTTTCAGACGTTTCCTTTACATATTTGCGTGCTTTCTTAATGAAATAATACTGCCTTTCTGGTTCCTCAATAGGAGCTTCGCCGGTTATATCGACACTTTCTAATATTTTTTCTATTTCCTCTTTATTTTTATATCCAGACATTTTCATTTTTCCTTTCATCGGTAGTAATGCTCTCATATTATACTTTAGTATAACACGTTTTTCAATGAAAACATCTCTATAAACAAAAATCCCCAGTATTTCTACTGGGGAAAGTTTTAATTAACCAGAAAATGCTATAAGATGTTGCGAAACTATCTAAACTGAATCGCCTCAATCTGCAATGCCTGTCCTACTGTACCCAGTGTAGCAGTTCCGTCTGCTTTTGTCCAGTCTGTCCAACCGGAGTTTTTAACATGCACTCGATACTCAAAATCTCCGTCAAAGCGCAAGCACTCGATACGCTTATTCTGTCCAGTAGTGCCGATTACTGTATCTTTTGTGACCGTGCCATAATCTTTCCAGCCGATACCCTCAATATGCGCTTTTGCCTTGATTTCGATGTTCAACGGATTGATTTTAAAAGCTTCCAGTCTGAGATTGTGGCCCGTGATGCCAATGATATTCTCGCAAGCTCTCTCTCCTAACCAGCCTCTGTTCTGGACGTGTGGATTGACAAGGAATTTAGCAGCCATGATCTCGATCGCTTCAATTTGCAATCCTTTTCCTTTTGTTCCAGCCCAGTTTCCATTGAATGTCCAATCTGTCCATCCGATATTTTTCTGGTGGACTCTGTAGATGTACGGCGTATCCTTGCCGGTAATCTTGATCGCTTCAATACGTTTATTCTGACCTGCAGTACCAAGGATTGTGTCTTTGGAGATATTCTTGTATTCCTTATCGCCTACATCCTTGATATGCACTACTACGTCTGTTTCTCCGACAGGAATAAGTCGGAACGCTTCGATTCTCCGGTTCTGTCCTGTCGTTCCTGACATACGACCATCAGACTGCCAGCACGCCCAGCCGATGTCACGGATATGTGACTGGTAGGATACCTTACCGTAATGCTGTACGGAGTCCTGAGATGTTCCTCCGGATGTAATCTTTCCGTCAGAATCCTCTTTTGCAGGAGACGCCGTAGTGATACCGAATGCATTAAGGATACCTCTTGCCAGATCATCCATCTGACTGTTAAATTTATTCAGATCGCCAGGATTGGTAACGAAGCCATTCTCTAGAAGTCGATAGCTATATCCTCTTGCGGCAGCCCTGTTCTGGTTGGCGAGGTCACTTCTCGGAACGATATTTTTTGCACGCCCCGGGAAGAACGAGCCGATAAAGCTTGCCAGTGCCGTGTCATACTGGTCTGCGCTGTAAGCGGAATTGATAATAACATGACCGCCCTTTGCCGAAGCTCCTGCGCTGTCCATGTGCAACTCTAATATCTGCCAATCTTTCGGAATATTAAGGCTCATGATTCCATTGTCTGCGTACCAGTTCCGGTTCATATCTGCGATCGTGACATTTCCACCGCCTAATGCTGATAATCTGGAAGCGAGCGCACGTACACGCTCTGCCTCCGTATATCCATATCCTACCGCCCCGCAATCACCGGCGCCATGACCAGCGATAATAAATAAATGTGCCATAGTATCTCCTTTCCGTCTTTACGCTATCTACTCAGTTTTATTTAACTGTTTAAATACCTGGTTTACATAATTGCTAAGTCCCGCAACCAGAATACCCTGAACAATCGCTGTGAAAATTGCCATTGCGATATTTTGTGTACCTTTAAGGTCGCAAGTTGCAACAACATAGATTCCGCAAACTACAACTCCAACAACTCCAAGGATTGCCGGAATGTATTTGTCCGCTACGGTTTCAGATTTTTTTAGTCCGATTCCGATAAAATACAGGACAACTGCCACGACAACAAGCTCTGGTTTTACATAATTCATAATCTGTTCCATAATATCAATCTCCTTTTTTCTTGTTTAGATGAAGGTCTTTAATCTCTTCATACATCTTTGTTCCAGTTCCGTTCCCGCCTAATTCGTGATATGATTCGTACATATCACAAAAATTTTCAAATGCGTAAGGTGGGATAGAACCAAGTTCCATATATTTATCATGATACTCAAACAGTTTTACTTTTAAGAGAATCATCGTTCCCTTGCTGTTTGCATCTCTGTAATGCTTCTGGTTCTTCAACAGCCAGATGATATAACCTAGCGCAATAGGAAGAATCAGCGTATATGTCTGCATCAAAAATTCTTTCACTGCATCTGTCTCTCTTTCTTAATTTTGCGTACAAAAATAAGACCTCTCGGTCTCGCTCTGATATCCATATTTTCTCCATTAAAAAAGACAGCTCCGAAGAGTCTGCCTTTTGTCTGTTATTCTGTTATAATTTCTTGCCACATCTCGGACAGTAGTTAATCGGTATATTCATTTCCATCATGTTTTCTTCACCGCCGTAATCCGATACACCAATGTGTAATACGCTTTGTTCATCCACTTCGCCGCCGAACAACCACAACTCCAACCGCTTTACCGGATCTCCTTTAGCAAGTACCACCGGACGCGCGCATAGCAGATTACTCATATCCTTTTTGCCAAAGAGTACCTTTCTGCTACAAAATTCACATTTCTCCATTTTCATTACCTCTCTGATATTTTTATTTTGATTGTATCAGATAATGTAATGGTTAAGATATTTTCAGGAGAGTTCGATGTTTTTCGATACCTCATTTTCAAACTGACATTTTCAGTTATTCTCCATTCATGTTCGCGCGTCCAACCGGTATACATTAAGCCTTTATCTTCTAAGTTTAGTTAATTAGTTCCATTGCTCTGGACTCGATTTCGTTAGTGATTTCGTGCAATAATTCAATCAATTCAGAGAGTGTCATTTTCCCTAATTCCATTACTTTTCCAGCACCTCACGAATTGCTTCAAGATCATCCACTGTAAGTGCTGGATAATCTGCCGCAATATCCTCAAAAGACTCTCCGTTTTTAAGACGGATTTTAAATGCTCTTACCATGATTTTCAATTTAAGTGTGTTCAATGTTTTCATTATGCTTCTCCTCCAATCAAATCAGCCATCATTAAAATGATATCGTCTGTAGTTGCTTCTAGTATGTCGATACGCTCTGTATCAGTTCTTTTAGGTTCATTCCCATAATTGAGATATTTTTCCGGGTTCGCTTTTACATCGGCTAAGTCTAGCGTTCCAGTAGGTTCGGAGATTTCTTTGTAATCATATTCATGATAGGTCCGTTCCTCTTCTTGTCCCTCGGGAATCTCCTTCACAATGTTCTCATTCAGACAGATATAGACATAATCAATTCCATCAATCTGTCTAACAGTAACACTCTCTTGTGTAGTGTCGAATCTTGCTTTCATGAGATATCACTCCTTTACATATTTGAATCGTTTTGTTCGCGTTGTATCTTCTTTTTATATTGTAGCTGTCCGTGTGTTCTAAGATGCCTTTGTATGACATGCACTTCCTTGCAAGCCATACTGGAATCTTCTTCCTCTGCTTTACAAGGGATTGTGCTTTCTTGTACGATCGCCTCACCCTTAAGAAAACTCTTCTTCTAATTGTGATATGCTGTCTGTATATGCGGACACCCATAATATCAATGAAATGGCCGTCATCTTTGCGTTTTGCGATTGTTGTATATACCATCCAACTGTCTTTGATTTTCAATCCCATCTCATCTGCTTTCTGAATAATCAGCTTCATAGCTTTGCGAATGTCCTTTGCATTCGTTCCGAGAATCAAAATATCGTCCATGAAGAAAAGTTGATGCTTGACGAGATTAATTCTTTCTATTGTTCCATTTCTCTTCTTTCTGATGCGATACATATTCTCCGCTATTTCATGGTAGATTTGAGACAAGAATAAGTTACAAAGATACTGGCTTAAATACGAACCAATACTCAATCCAGTGTCAAATGTCATGATTAGCATCTCTATCAATTCGAGTAGCGGTTCATTCTTAATGTATTTCCGAAGAAATTCCATTAATTTGTTTCTGTCTATTGATGGATAACATTTGCTGATATCGCATTGACCAGCGTATCGGATATTTTTATTTCTCATCCATCGTTTTATTGCTTTGATACCGTAGGATTGACCTCTGCCTTTCAGTGCTGCGCATTGGTATTCTCCAATTCGCCTTAAGAAGTCTTTCATAGCTTCTACTGCGATATAATCGTAGATTTGCTGTTTAATGTTCTGAATTCCGATTCTTCGCACTTTCTGACTGGAAGCGTCAATCTTTTCCCTGTACCATATTGGTTGAAAGTGAATATTGCCTTGAATGATTTCTTCACGTACTCCGTCAACCACTGTTTCAGCCATCGGTTTCATTCCGTTTAATCCGAACTCATTGAACATTCCTTTAATAGTGTCTGTCGGAAGTCCAGTGTATTCAGAAAACATTGTCAATGAATCTCTTCTTTTGTATTTCTTTTTAAGGCATTTGTATACTGCCTTTTGAATCAGTTTTCTATCTGTTATATCGACCGTTTTGCAATATGTCTTCATCGATTGTCTTTTTAAGGGCTTTCGGTTTGTACTACTAACCCCGACAGATAGGCGAACCCTATCCGTCCTTACTCCTTCCTTCAAAAGTTTCAGTAGGTCTATAAAAAGTATTTCGGGCATCTGTCCAAGAGCCTTTACAGGCTACACTCTTTACGAGTGCGAAATACGACGCAAGGATTTTTATATATTAGAAATTAACAATTTCAGCCGAGGTAATTCCAATTCGTCCTGTCAAGCCTGTTCCTGCAATTCACGTAAGCTGAGCCAGCATTCGACCCATTCCTGAGATTACCGCGTGCGCCGTAAGTCCTTTTATTTTTGTCGGTCGTATTAGGGGCGATCCCCTCTTTCCTAAAGGAAATTCACCCCAGACGACCTCTTCTTAATCGCAGCCGAGGAAACGCCAAAGCGTCCTGTCAAGCCCGTCCCAGCAATACACGCAAGCCGAGCCAGCAAGCGACCCAGCCCCGAGATTACCGCCTTGTAAATATTCTCGCATTCCAGATGTAGTTTTACCGCCAGCGTATACCATATCTGCGAAGCCTTGTGAATTTGACGAACCTTTTGCAGATGGAAACCATGCGCCAGTATCAACATCTACAGCAATATCGCCAACCCAAAAATCCGAACCGTTTCCGTCTGGATTTGCTGGAATCGTACCAACACACGTATATGTGTTTCTAATCATTGCATCAGAAGAACTGTGTGCTACACCCTTTGGTGCAACATACACTTTTTTGCTGTAATCACTTTGGAAGTCCATTACTGTATCAGATGCGGTCATGTATCCACCGACAGCGTATTCACGACCTTGAACTCTGTACGGATGCTTGCCATCTGTATTAGAGCCGAAAGATCCATCGTGTCTGCCAATAACTGCATCTGTGCTTCCCGACCACCAATGCATTGACGTAATCGTGATAAGAGCATTTACTGTATCAGATAATTTAATCGGCATGGTGTTAAATCCTGTTTTAATATCAAGATATACAGCTTTATTATTCTCATCGAGCGTTTCAATACGCAACACTTTTACATCATCTGCATATTTATGAATATTCGCTACTCCACGGTCATTATTTACACCGTTCTTTCCGTCATTGAGCTGACCGTAACCAACTGATACATAAGAGCCAACAAGAATGTTCTGCGCCTGTGCGTTTGTAACCGGGAAATACGTATGTGCATCAGCAGATTCGATGGAAGCAGAGTATTGAAAATTGTATCCTGTACAGCCTTGAAATAAACTCTGACTATTCTTTGTAGCACCCTTGATAATATTGAAAAGAATCTGGAATGTATTTCTTTCTGAACCAGCGCCTAAATGACCTTTACCTTTTTTCTGATAATTCGTAATCATATTGTTATGACTCTGATTTCTTTCAGGTTTTAATCCAGGCTGACTTCTTGGTAATCCGTCAGAAGCAATACCAGAAGCATAAGCAGAACCAATACACCACGGAGTAACTGTTCTGTCTGCACGCTTACATTCTGTCCACGGTTTTAATTTATATTTTTCGTTTGGTGTGTCAGAAATCGTTACCAAATCGTACTCTGGATTTGATGCGTCCCAATTCCACCAAAAACTCATCTGCATAGCACCAACATCAACGCTACCTGTTTCTTGATAATTGTCATCATATTCTGTAGCAATCGGATATGCTGTGCCATCATTATAACGTTTGTAATTACAATGTACCCAGTCAAAAAGAGGGTGGCTGCCATTCAGATAATCGTCCTTTCCCTCGGTTGTATCAGTGGACGGAATAAATTCCAATCCAGCATTATCTAACAGTTTCTCTCCGCTAGATGTTGGATTGGTTGCGAATTTCCAGATTTTTGTCTGATACACCTTTCCAGTTCTGCGGATATTATAAAAGTCTTTAATGGTTGATGCGTGTGGAGTGTTGTTGTGAATGTCTTTCATTACACTCTTTAAATCAGCTGTATCTTCCTTTAATTCATTAACAGCCCCAACAATAGTTTTATCTGCTGTTTTCAGCGCGTCAAATTTTTCGGCATTCATTTTTTTTAAGAAACCAATTCCAAGCGCCGCTGAAAGTAACTCTTTTATTAGCAGATTCTTTTGCACCATAAATAAGAAAATCATCTGCATCCTCTGGTTCTTTTTTGATCGTATAATCAGTCCATAACATTTTCTGTACCTCCTAATATCCAAATCTCGCAATATTGGTATCATCTGACCACCAGCCAAATGTATCGTTATCACCATAAGCTCTGACTCTTACTGTGGCTCCGTCCATTCCGTTAGCGATAAAATCATCAGTGTAATTAGTGCTGTAAAATGCTGCATAGGTCGTATCGTATTCTTTCCACGTTCCGTCAGCTTTTGTGATACGCACTTTGTAGGACGTTGCATTTTCAACTTCTGACCACTTGAATGCCACATAAGCATAACTAAAATACCTGTATGTACTCTTGGAGTATGATGCATACTCCACTGTCGGAGTACCGAGTATGCATTTCTCAATCCAGTTTTTCGCAGCATTGCTAATTGCTTCTTTCAAGGCATCGTCAGGTTCAAAGTTGATATCCGGAATCTCTACGGATGGCGGTTTAAGCGGTGGCGTACAAGCCATGACGGGCGTTACACTTGTGAGTGATAACGCAAGTACGCACGCTAAAGCTAAAATTCTTTTTCTTGTTTTCTTTTTCATAATTTTTTACCCCCTAACGGCAACTGGGAAACATAATACTCTTGACTGAAACTTTGTCCATGAACCAGAATCTTTATAACTGGAAACAGCGATTGTATCACCATAACTGCACAATCCCATAAAAACAGACGATATTTTATTGTTATTTCCGTCCTGTCCAATGATAACGTCATTAAGTTTGCAAGTTATCTCTTGTTTGCTGTTATTAGAATCTAAAGTCGCAGATACAGTAACAATAAAAGCATAATTAATGCCTTCTACAAAATTGGTTATATGTGACGTTTCCCACGTTACGCCACCGACCGTGTCTGATTCAGCAAACGGAAGACTAAGTTTTGACATAAGTGTTTTTATGGCAAGTGCTCCAACAAATTTACTTACGCCTTGATTCGAATTTATGTCAGCTAAATTATTCATTAAGTCGTTCTTATCTGCACTTTCGTTGATAGCAGTAGCGAATGAATTAAGTTCAGCTGCGCCAAAATTATCACCAGTCTGTGTGTACGGAGTAACGTCTTCAAAGGAAACTGTTCCGTCACTATTGTTCGTCATTTTGAATTTTCGGTTTCCAGAGTATGCATCGTTTTTGTAGTTTGTTTTTAAAGTTGCTTTTGAAGCCATTAGAACCTCTCCTCCTTATATCTTCCAAGTTTGAATGGAATTCTACGTACCATATTCGCCTGATCTTCAATCATTGTCTTTAGTTCCGCACATGTTTTTTCTATCCTGTTCAGTTCTTGATACCCGATGAAAATACCATTTGCGTAGAATGTCTGATATGGTCCATAGTCTTTTGTGGAAACTTTATTCGCAATCGAAAGCAAATTATGTTCAATCGCATTAAAATGATCTACATTCCAATAGCTAGCATAATTGTCCATATCAGAACCCATGTCTTCGATATCGAATCCTCCAAGCGTAGCCACAGCAATTTCGTGTAAATACGCAATATTATTTTTGATTCTGTTGAAGTCCTCAATATTAAATTTTGAATAGAGATTCCAATTTGTTTTTGGTGTACTCCATGCCATTACATATCCACCTGCCTTGCTTTAATTTTTCCACTAAATCTTCCGTCAAACTCAATCTCGTTCTCGTAAGCTTGAATTAACGCTGTTTTTCCGTTTTTCTTCTCCAAATAGAACGTGTCGTTTGCGTCAACCCTAGGGTCTCCACGCCATTCCAAAGAATAATCAATCACGCTGGAATAATAGTCCTCAATCCATTTTTCTAAGTCCGGAGAATCTTCACTGATTAAAGGGTTTTCCCATTCTTGATATTTTTCACTCGTATTTGCTATATCTGTTTTTTGCGTTACAACGTATTCTTTTCCAGAAACCGTTACCGTCACGTCCGCACTTGCGGTAACGCCAGTGAATTTGACTTTCACGTAAAAGTTTCCCCACTCCACAATTTCTGCTTTAATCGCCGAATTGTTTGTTTTCACACTAAGACCGTAAGATGCATTGCTGAAATATATCTCGTGGACTTGATTGTTTTCTGTAACCGTAACGTTTTCGTTCACAATTTCCTTACTTTCTTCGGAAGTTTCGGAATAGACAGTTTTCACAAGAGCGACTTTGTGCGCCCTATTTTCAAGCGTACACTCTGGATAATCACTCAAATCATTTCTGCGGATTGTGTAGTTTGCCGGGTCGCCAATCATAAGGTAATCAACTGACACCCTCGCATTTTTTGCACCTTTCGTAAATTCGATTTCAGCTTTATCAATGTAGCCGAAGTCTTTCTCTAGTTTATACAAGCCACTAAAAGGTGCTTTGTATGTCTCCGTAATTTTCGGATAGTCCGACCTTCCTTTATCTACCCAGTAGGAAATCGCAAAATACTTGCTTTTTTCTGTCGGAGTGAAAAGTCTATTGCCTACTCCACTAGCTCCCTCTAAAAAGTTCTTATCAGCATCATATATACACAAGTTGAAATAACTAGTTCCATTGCCTTGGAAACGAATGGAAATAACATCATCTGTTATCTTAACGTAACCTGAAGCATAATATGTACCAACTAACGAAACACCAGCCGATAAAAACTTACCAGTACTAGGGTCTAATTTTTGAAACATAGTAACTTTAAGTTTTCCATAATGCCTTGTCTGCTCTTCGAAAAGGTTTTTCGTGATGGTTTCTTGCAATTTTCCTTTTAGATACGTTCTCATTACAAACTGTTCAGGAGACACACCCCTAAATCGCATATAAAAGTTATACGCTCGAAACTCTGCTTCCGAAGCAAAGGTAATAATTGGATTCCCAAAAATGAATTTATTAGCACTAGTAGAAACTTCTCTACTTATGTACCCTGTATTTTTAACATCATTCGGGTCTAAAAACAGCAACGTACCGTCAACACTCGAAAAATTATAACTGGCGATCGCGTAAGCATCCTTATCGTCATCCGTGAGAATGTTGTAAGATTTACTGTAGTAAGTCTCTCCATTTGTCGAGATTGATTTCTTTGGAATAAACGCCGGGACGATGTTTATTTTCCCTTTCCTATCCTCAAAAATAGCACATCTTCCGGCATTTGCAATGGTCTGCAATGCTTCTGTGTGCCTTACAACCGGAATTGGGTTTTTGACCTTAACGTTCTTTAAGTAGTCATCCAAAACGTACCTATCATTACTTATTCCAGCATCTTCCAAAACATCTACAGCAAGCTCGTAAAGAGAAACGCCATTCTTTACATACACTCCACGATAGTATTTATTAGACTGTGAACTGATATAGTCCGTGGCTTTAAATTCAACAGATATGTCATTTGAATTCCACGAATCCAGATAAGATACTATCTCCGGAAGCCATTCAATATTACCGTTTCCGTCAATGTCATATCCAAACTCGATTTTTAACTCTTGCCCTACTTTCAAAAATCCACTTGCGCTTTTAATGTTTTCCGCATCGAAGTAATCATCTTGATTATCTAATGAAAGCGACACATCTCTACTCGGAAGTGTTTCGGAAATAGGTGACACAACATCAGTAATTGAGCAAGATAAGGTATTCGAGTTATCGAAGTACTTAACGACTCCAAAGTAAAGCGCATAGATACGCAATCTGTTTTCGCCATATTCCATTGTTTTTGGAGTAATCGTAATCTCGCTTACATTTTCAAATACATCTTCCGTAACAAAGGTGGATGATGTGTTGGAATAGTCCTTATTCACACTTCCACAAATGATATTGAATTTTGTAGGGTAATTATCTCCAAAATCAATCGTAAGCCCTCTGATATTGAAACTGGCACCGCCAAACGTTATTTTGACTGCCTGTTTAATATCTTTGGTTACAACACCTGATGCCATGTACGTAGCTGTGCTCAAAGTAGGGCAAAAATACATACTGCCGTCAACTTTGGAAAAATCCTGTTCCGCTGTAGCGTAGATTAATTCCCTTGCTCTTTTTGCGAACACATCATTTCCACCTGAAAAATCGGTGAACTCTGTATCATCACTAAACTTCGCTGTCTTTTGCGCTTCTGAATTAATAATACCAATCGAACCACGAATATACGACCTGTTACGGAATGGAAGTTTCATAGACTCTATATATTTGTCACTTGCCTTTTGCATCTACTATCACTCCCATCCGGCATCAATTAAGTTGAATTTCAATACTTGGTCCTGTTCAACCATGTGTGTTAATGCGTTTACAAAAAGAGGTTGACCGCTTCTGTCTCCAGGGTACATTGTTACTGTTATTATCTTTCCAGGATTCGCCATATCCTCAAAAGTAACAGGTACATAGAACGGTTTTAAAGCATCCAACATCATGCGTCTTGTTTCTGGCGATATACCAGCCCATTCCAGATTATCAAGCTTATATAAATCTCTACCAACCCTTTGCCCGATAACTGCATTATTGACATTTCTACTGGCATCTACGGTTGTCGTTATTGTCCATGAAAAACCTCTTCTCGGAGTTGGAAAGTCGTATCCGTTCACATTTAAGAATGCTGACATAGCCATATCTCAAATTCCTCCTAAAAAATAGTGTGGTAGCAATTGAGCCACCACACTATGTAAATGCAAATCCATTTCTGTTCTTTCTGTTGTCGTAAGCCTTAACAACTTCTCGACCGTCAATGGATATAACTTTTCCATCTTTAATCGCTTGAAGAATCTTTTCAAGCAATACTGTATTATCATTTGTTCCGGTGCTTGATTTCGCGTAGCCGTTATACACAGCCTTTTCAACTCCGGCACTTACACTTTCAACAATCTGATTGTTATTCACAACCACGTGACGATTTCCAATGTTCCCAATGTATTCAGAACCGAATCCGTTTTCATTGGCAACATAGACTTCGCCATTCATTGGAAAGCCACCATCAGCATATCCATGTCCATTCCAGCCACGTGATAAGCTACCATATCTTGATACCGTGTATCGAATAGCAGCTATCATGTTAGAAAGTGGATCATAAATATTTTTGTTGTATGGTGCAAGTGCATAACTACGGAATGTCGGGTCAATGACCTGCATAAGTCCCTTTGACGGAATGCCTGCTTTTGCATTGCTATCCCATAAGTTGATAGCTCTAGGATTTCCACTTGACTCTGACTGCATCTGCATCAACAGACGATTCAGATTTGATTCGCTGTACTGTCCAGTCAATTTCAATGCTTTCTTAGCAAGCTTTCTCCACTGCTCTACTCCGGCAGACGGATTATATTTAACATTCGTACCACCGAAATCGCTCAAAAGACCTTTAATGCTATTCACAGCCGCATCGAATACAGAGTTGACAGCACCTTTCGCCAAAGATAATCCAGGTTCAAGCGCGCCAGTCAAATCCGTGAATTTATCAATTGCAATCTGCATGAGTTTTCTTGGATTTTCCACATAGTCAAGAATATCTCCCGTGAAATCTTTAATCTTCGCCCAGGCATTACCAAAGAAATCTCCGATACCGCTCTTGAAATGAGGAATATTATGCATTCGCATTAATGCTTTTGTCTGGTCTGCCGGGAGTACTTTTGTTCCTTTTGGCATTGGTAACATTACATTACGACCTCTAGGAATGATTGTTTTCCCGTTCGGAAACTGCACTAACTCACGGTATGTACTTCCGGTTTGGTCATTGACAACACCAAGTGTGTCATGCGCTACACCATCAGTACCAGTTGCAAAATTCACATACGGATATGTTTTTTCAGATCCTAGTTTTCCAAGCACCCAGTTTACGCCACCAATAACGCCATTCAGCGCATCTCTAATTGGTGTCTTGATTTTGTTACAAATGTTCCGAAAATAAGAACCTATTTTATCGAAAATTCCAGTTATTCCATTGTAAGCTTTTCGGAAAGTATCCCTAAACCATGTTGAAATAGAACCCATGTTACTCTGAATAGCTGTTCTTTTATCTCTAAACCATGAACCGATATTCTGAAAGGCAGATGCAACATAACCTCTTGCGCCCTTGAACTTCGTATTAAACCAGTCAGAAATGTTATTCATATTGGTTTGAATATCAGTTTTCTTCTGACCGAACCAGCCACCGATATCCTGAAATGTATCAGCCACGCGTGTACGTGCATCTTCATATTTTTTTGCGAACCAATCAGCAATATCACCCTGCGCGTTCTCTATATCTTCTTTTCTTTTTTTAAACCAATCTCCGATATCTTCAAAATTTTCTTTCGCTGCGTCATCAGCGGCTTTAATATCTCCATCGGATAATCCCATCATTTGGCTAGGAGTTTTGGAAAGATTTTCGCTAATTTTCTTAGACAGTTCATTCATCTTATCGAAAGTATCCATGGATTTTTCCATATCTGCGTCAGACATTTTATCTCCAAAGATTGCCTTAAAAAGTTCTTTTAGTATTCCCGTTTTAAAATCTTCCGGAAAGTTAATAAGTGCTTTTTTTAGAGCCTCAAAGAATCCTCCCAAATCCCACGTAAGACCTTTAAAATCAATGCCACAGATAAAATCAACAATTTTCTGTCCGATTTTCTCCCACGTTTTATCCTCTGCCAGACCATCTATGAAACCAGTAATTGATTCAAGGAATCCTTCGCCAAAATGGCTGAATGTTTCAGCGTGTAATCCAGCATCCCAATTCTCAAAGAATCCAGTAATACCAGCAGCTAATGAATCACCAAAACCTTTCCAGTCAAAATTGATTACGAATGAGTTCAGTGTGTGCAATGCTGTGTTAATTGAGTTTGCGATAGTAGCCCCTAAATCATAAAAAAGACGTGGCGAAATCAATCCATTAAGGAATGTAGCCAAGTCTTTTCCAAAATTATCAGCTTTATGATAAACCGTTTTCCACGGAATACTCTCCATTGCAGAACTCAGCTTATCTCCAAGCATCTTTCCGATGTCAGTAAAATCGGAGTTCTTAATAGCTTCTTTGAATTTATCAGCCAGTTTATTCATAGAGTTCGGAGCCTCTATTGTTTCAAACATATCGGAGATTGCCGGATTGGACGAACTACCGCCAGATCCGCTACCACTTCCAGAACTGCCAGAGCCATCAGACGGTTGAATAACATTCAATTCATCAATACCGAGTGTGTAATTTTGCAAATCTTTAATTGCTTTCGCTGTGTCATTTGCTTTATCTTTTGTTGTATCAAGTCCAGCACCGTAATCTTTCCATGCTTTTTTAGCTTGCACAACAAAACCTTTTCCAGTAAGCGCAGCCATAAACTGACCAACTGCATTTAGTGCGCTTGCGAGCATATCAATGAAAGATTCAATATATGGTCCGACTACATTTACAACCGGTGCAAATGCTACCGCCCACGCATTTTTCAGATACAGTAAAGATGAAACCATACCAGAAATGCTTTTATTGTATTCAGAACTGTACTGCACCAAATTATCAGAACCCTCTTTTATCGCCTGTTTAATCTGACTAATAGCTCCAAAAATGGTTGAGAACATAATGGATGAACCTATCATTCTTCCAAATGGCATTCCGTGCCTTTTGTTGCCACCGTCAGAACTGCCAAAAAGCTCCTTTAATGTACGGAACGGATGAATCGCCTTGCTTGCAAGATTCTTCGCATTTTTAATTGATTTTGCAACTTTATCAAATGATTTTTTTACGGAATTTATGTTATTGGCAACACCTTTTATTCCGCTTACTGCTCTCTTGAATATATTTGCTTTCTTCGTAGCATTTTCAATCGCATTTCCAGTGGCGCGTACTTCGTCAGCACCCAAGTTTGCTTTTGCTGACTTTCGCATTTCCTGATCGTACTGTTTTTTTGCAGCTTGAACTTCTGCAAGTTCTCTAGCTACTCTGTCGTATTCTGGATCATGCTGTGAAAATCCTTGTGAAGCCAATTCTGCCAACTGTTGTTTTAAGGATTTAATCTGCGCTTCAAATGTATTCACTTTTGCAGTATCAATTTCACCTACAGAATCATTAAGTTTCTGAAAAGCTTGCGTAGCGTTACCACCCATTTGATTAACTACATCATTAAAATTGTGAAGATTTTCAGCGCCCTCACCAAAAACAGCTTTCATTGCATCCGGATCGTATCCCATGAACTTTCCAGAAGTAGGCTCTGCTCTAGCAACATCAGAGCCGGAATCGTTATGAGTATCATTCGCATCAAAATGCGTAACAGGGACATCTGCCGTACTTACATTCTGTAATTTTTTAAGAGCCTCAGTAGCTTCATCAATGGCATTGGAATACTGATTCATCTGCATGATCTTTTTATACCAGTCTTTACCGCCTAGAGTATCTGTGCCCTCTAATTCACGAATATCAGAAATTGACTGCCAGATTCTTTCGTAAGCTTTCTCATACTCAGCAATCTTACTTTGCAACTGTTTGGAATCCATTCCAGAGAAATCAATCCCAAGAGAAGAATCCTTGAATTTGTCAACAAGCGATTCAAATTCCTGAACCGGATATTTCACATCGTTTCTGTCTGATCTTGTAGATGTATTCTGACTTCGAACACTGCCAGTAAGCTCAACAATCCTTTCGAGACCAGAAGTATCCATTCCAGCACCGAAAATATCAGAAAATGACTTTCCAGTATCAGCAACACCTTTCAATGATCCAGTCAAATCACTGGATTCAGATTTTGCTTTTTCAATGCTTGCAACAATCTCATTAACACCAGATATAATGCTTTCATACGCAGCATCTTCCATCCATTCAGGTTTGTAAAAAGAATTGCTTGTCTCGTAGAACTTTTCCAATGCACTATTAAGCTGATAAAATTCATCCTCAACATTGTTTGCATCTTTAAGAAGTCCCGGAAACATATCTTTCGCTTCATTATAAAAAGAGTCCAACTCTATTCCACTTTTGGTAGAAAGTTTCTGTTTCATTACCGGAACTCTGTTTTTGTAAGTATCACCAAGAGATTTAGCTGTTTCCGGCGTAATCTTGATTTTACTTGTAGTTTTAATCCAGTTGTATAATTTCTGGTATTCTTCAGAAGTTGATTTTGCTACAGAACCATTCTTTGCCGTAATCTTTCCGAGTGCATCAAGGTCTGAGCTTAATCCGTTGTAAGCCTTGCCACCATTTGCAGATAAGCCACCGGCAATTTTCTGTGAGAGTTCACGAACCTGTCTCTGTACTTCTGAACCAGCTTTGTTAAGGTTAAATCCGCTGATAAGTCCATCTGCCAGTTTTTTCCCTTGGCTCTTAGCAACTTTATCCATAGTGCTTCCAGAGAACAATTTGTCTACGTCGACGTTCTTAAAAGAAACACCGCCCTGTGCCATTACCATGAATTTTTCCAGTGCGGTAGCTGCTTTATTTATCCTTTTTTCCAGACCAGACAAAGCTCTGTTCGCCCGGTTCGCTTCTGCTTCAACAACTATCTCTAAGCTATCAATCTCGTTTTCAGACATAATGTTCTCACCTACCTTTTGGACTCATTTGCTGCTTTCGCCCATGCCGCAAAATTAACAGCTGCAATCTGAGTATTCTCCTTGATGATTTCTTCTTTCTCTTCTTCCGTCATTTCTGCTTCTTCTGTAAAAATGATGTTCTTTGTTGGATAATGGCTGTTCTTGTCAAAAGCACACCCAATTACTTTCCCAACATAAATTCCAACCATCCAAGCTGATATATCTGCCATCCTTGCTTTTTCACGTTCTTCGTTGTCTTTTTCTTCCTTATAAACAAGAAGAGCTTTGGGAGTCATGCCCCAAAACTCTTTAAAAGAAATTCCACAACGCGCCGCTATTGGAAGCCAATATTGATAAATATAATCCGTGTAACTGGAAAATTTAATTATTCTCCCGCTTCTTCTACCGGATCTTCTTCCTCTGTTTTCTTCTGTGTCTTCTTCGGTTCTTCCGTCTTCAGACCCAGCATCTTTGTGAAAAAATCAGACTGTTTGACTGCCTCCGCAAATGCATCGGTAATATCAAACATGGAACCGCCACCGAGAATATGCTGTGTAACAATGCGCTCTGCCTCGGTACGGTCACATTTCAGGACTACGCAAGTAAATGCCATAGCAATAAGAGTCATCTGACCTTTTGCAAATGCTTCGGAAATTGAAATTCCCTGACTTTCCATATGCGTATAATCACCGAACTGTAATTCGCCAACATTGTATGTTTTGTTATTGATTTTTACTTTTACCATTGTGAAATCTCCTTATAAAATGATAAAAGCCACTCATTTCTGAATGGCTTAGTTTAAGATGTTAATAGTTTATTAGGATAATTTGATCTCCTAAGAAGTCAAAAATATCTTGTCCGTCAACATCTACCCACGGACTATTATACGGGAAACTCTGTTGCAGCCGCCCCATCCTTTATTTTTGAATCCCTTGTAATAGAGATGACCATTTCACGTGCGCCATTCACTTCTCCACCACTTACTCTTACGCTTAAGACGCCAGTCCATGAAAACTGTCCATCAGCTCCGCTCTCTCCAAAGTTGAGCTCAAACACCTGTTTCTTTCCCTCTTTTGCTTTAACAGCTTTATATGCTGCTGATGTATAGTTTGCAGTAAATTCCATATCATCCGCAGACTTTACACCCGGTACAGATGCTTCTTCTTCATCTTCAAGATCTGTTACAGTGATTTTTTCGGCAGAACCGCCGAGATCTGGATAATTTTTAATTTTGCAGAGCTGTGCCACAGATGCGCCGGTATCTCCACATTTCAGCACAGTGTTAATGGTACTTAAAGCTTTTACTTCTAATGCTTCTGACATGTCTACTTCCTTTCTACCGCTAACTACCAGCGGTCAGCGAATACCTCCAATTGGTATCCGGTACAAATTTAAAATTTCTCTATTTCATTCACTGATGATACAAGACGGTTGAATCTTGCCACAGTGCGATAAATGTTTGTATCTGATGCATTATCGACAGGTTTCGGACCGTATGATCGGATGTAACCCATCTTCCGCATAGCATCACAACATTGATTTATGATATTCCTTGATTCCGTGATGTTTTTATTGGAATAACACTGAATCTCAATTACTGATTTCACAGCATTCTCACTGTTTTCCAAATCCATGCAAGCATCTTGATTGTCAATCTGGACAACCGATACTGCCGGAAATGCCGGAGGACTTTTACTGGAATAATTGGATACATTCTTACAAGTTTCTGTCACATAGGTTTTTATGTTGGTCAGAACTCTATTTGAAACGTCAGTCATCTCCAAACACCCTCCTTGCAATCCTTGTAATTGTTTCTATGTTCCTTAATTCTGATGCCGTATTATACATGAACGGACGGGACGGCATACCCTTTGTCCAATGCCATTCTCCATTTTTGAAATAAAACCATCCTTTTTCGCCATGATTATTTACGTCATACTTCCAACCAATAATTGAAGTATCTGGATGTGGATTTTCTGTTCCAACAATTCCAGTACCAAACTCAACGAATTTCGCCCACGGGCAAGCCGTATAAATGACGTATTGGGAACCATTGTAAATAATGTCACCCGGTTTCAGGCTCATACTGTTCAATAACTCACCAGTATAGATTGCGTCCTCACTCAAAATATTGGCTTTTGCAATCGCAACACCCTCTTCGGCTAACTGCCTGGTAAATTCCTCGCATTTATCATTCAGACTTAATCTGTACTTTCTCACCTTTTCAGCCAGCTCGCGGAAACTTCCTGGAGATAACTTAGCTGTGTATCTAGGCATTTTTCGCCCTCGCTTTCAATGCGATAACCAGTCCATTTATTCCATCTGCAATACCGGCAACAGTATAATCTGCCGTTTCCTTATCGACAGTACCATCTGCATTCAGTGTCGGTTCAGATATCCATAC